GCTTGACGAAGAAGCGGGTGAATACGACGAAGAGACAGGAATGTTTTTACCTGACAATGGGAGGTAGTTATTATAAAATGTCCAAGAAGATTACAGAGTCAGAATTTATTAGGCGTGCCGTAGAAAAATACGGTACTAAATATAATTACGACAACTTAAATTACAAAAGCTATTCGGAAGAAGTGTCCGTGCTGTGCCCCACGCATGGTTATTTCCGAGTCAAAGCAAGAGAACATCTTCATACTAACACCCAATGCAATTGGTGCGTCTATGGAAGAGCCTCTAAAAAATATACTACTGAAGACTTTATTACAGAGGCTCGCCAAGTACACGGGGATAAATATTGTTACAAAGAAGTAGATTATAAGAACTGTGACCACCCGGTTAAAATTCTATGTGAAAAACATGGTTATTTTATGCAGAGTCCATACAATCACCTGCGGAAAGCAGGTTGCCGGGATTGTTGGTATGAGAAGGCCAGTGAGATTAATAGACATTCTTTAGAGGATTTTGAAAGAAAAGGAAATGCTGCCCACAATAACAAATATGACTATTCGTTAGTAGAATATGTAAATAATAGGACACAAGTAGAGATTGTTTGCCCACTTCACGGGTCATTTTTACAAACACCACACGACCATCTTGCCGGAAACGGGTGTGTAGACTGCGCCTATATGGACAGGGGCTGGGGTGCCGATGGTTTTTATGGCACAGACGAACCATCAAATCTATATCTCGTTACAATGTCTAATAGAGAAGAGTGTTTTTTGAAAGTCGGTTTAGCCAAGGATATAAAAGACCGATTCCAACACTTTGACAGAGAGACGAATTATCAAACTCTTTTGAAGTACAGGATTGAAAATGTCCCTGCCAATGTACTTTTCAAACTGGAACAAGATATAATTCACAGGCGCGGATTTTTGCGTTATCGTCCTAAAATTGATTTTAGGGGTAAAACTGAGTGTCTAGATTATTCTGAAATTAATAATATTTTAGACGAGCTGAAGAAACGGAGTGAGGAAATATGTATGAGCGATTAGAGCCCCAACCTGGGAAGCAGGAGATGTTCCTTTCCACAGAAGCCGATATATGTCTATACGGGGGCGGTGCAGGCTCAGGTAAGACTTTTGCCTTGTTGTTGGAGTGTCTTAGACATTTAAATGTACCACATTTTTACACCCTATTCTTACGCAGGACGAAGCAAGAAGCAAAACTTCCTGGTTCCTGTATTGACGAGAGTAAGAATATATTCCCACAGTTTGGGGGTGTCTACTCCGAAGCATATATGCAGTGGCGCTTTGAGAACGGTAGCAAAGTGCAGTTCGGAGGGATCGAGCTTGAAAAAGATTTGGAAGATTATAAAGGTTCACAGGTTCCGTTAATTATCTTCGATGAAGTTACAGGTTTTACGGAACGCATGTTTAATTATCTATTGTCTCGTAACCGTTCCGGTACTGGTGTCAAGGGCTACATACGCGCAACCTGTAATCCAGTGTCAGAGGGTTGGGTTAGGAAACTCGTAGATTGGTGGATTGATGACGCGGGATACCCAATAGAGGAAAGATGCGGTGTCATACGTTGGTTTGTGAGGCGAGGCGAGGATACGCATTGGTATGCTAGTAAGGAGGAAGCTGAAAAGGTTTGGGGCAAAGATGCAATGCCCAAATCATTTACTTTCATAAATGCGACAGTTAAAGATAACAAGAAGATTGACCCTGCTTATGAAGCCAACCTGAAAGCACTGCCGCGTATAGAAAGGGAAGCTTTACTTAATGGAAACTGGGATGTTTCAGCAAACACTGGTTCCTATTTTCAAAGGACGTGGTGTGAATTTGTAGACATGAAAGATGTCCCACCAGAAAAAGCAGAAATGAGGGCATGGGATACGGCAAGCACAGAACCTTCCGAAGTAAACCCAGACCCAGACTACACTGCATCAACCAGAATTCGATTAGGTCAAGATGGATACTACTACATAATGCACGCAGTCCGTGACCGCAAACGTCCTTCCGGGGTAAAGCAAATGATGCGTAAATACGCTGAACTTGATGGGACAAAGTGTCGTATAGGGTTGCCCCTTGATCCTGGGAGTGCGGGACGAGCAGTATTCGAAGACCATGCCAAGAACCTCGCCGGATTCAAATTCAAAAAATGTAAAACAACAAAATCTAAATTAGAGAGATTTGAGCCGTTCTCTTCAGCAGCAGAGGCCGGTCTAGTTAAGATCGTAAAAGGAGATTGGAACGATGCGTTCTGTAGAGAACTAGAAAACTTTGTTGGTGATGGTAAAGGCCACGACGACTGGTGTGATTCAACAAGTGATGCGTTCAACAATTTATCCCTAGCCCAGATTGTTCCAACAGACTTCTCCCTAAACATTTCCTCCATGACCGGAGAGAATATCTGGAATATGTAACAAACCAAAATTAACTTGACATTTTAGATGTCTTATGGTTGACAGGGTAATATAAGTAATTTATTATAGGGTATAAGAGACTGATTCTTATTCCAAAGCCCTGTCAACTTTATTTTCACAACAACATTATTCAAGGGGAAATTATGGCAACACCAGAGGATGCAAAAACTTCTCAAGTACCCTTGTCAGAACTTGGCGGGACAGGTCTTCGGAATAGTCATGGAAACATCGATGAAGAAGTTCTTCGTGATCTCCAGTGGCCGAACTGCATTAACGTGTACAAGCAGATGGAATCAGACGCATTGATTTCTGGCGCATTGTACGCAATCAAACAGTTCATTAAAAGTGCCGAATGGAAAGTTGAAGAATATAATGGCCCAGATAAACCTGCTGACGCAAAAGAGCAAGCAGAATTTCTCCGAACATGTCTTGACGACATGGAGAAGTCTTGGAGCGATGTTCTTGAAGATGTTCTGTCATTTCTGACATACGGATTCAGTGTACACGAAATTGTTTATAAGAAACGTCTTGGGATGCAACCCCCTGGCCGAAAACAATACCGTTCAAGATATAACGACGGTAAGATTGGTTGGGCCAAGATTCCGATTCGTTCACAAGATTCAATTGATGAATTCAAAACTTCCCCTCGCGGGGATTTGCTTGCTGTTCATCAAAAAGATTACTGGAACAAGATCGATGTTTGGATTCCTGCTGACAGGTTCCTTTTGTTCCGTACATCTTCTTATAAAGATAATCCATATGGTCGGTCTGTTCTTAATGGGGCATATCGGGCATATTATTTTCGTCGCAACCTTGAGATCATGGAGAGTATTGGTGTAGAGCGTAACCTGTCAGGTATTCCTGTCATCCGGGTTCCTTCCGATATTCTTTCTATTGATGCAGACGACAATGCTCAGAAGTTGCGGGCGATGTACGAAACGATGGGGTCAATGCTCAAGAAGAATGATCAATCATACGTTATGCTCCCAAGTGATATTTATGGTAACGGTGATGCTGCGACTGGTAATTACATCTATGACATAAGCCTGTTGCGTTCTGACGGAACAAACCTTGCTGCAATTTCCCCCTTGATCCATCGCTGGGATCATCGGATTATGCAGAGTATGCTTACTGACTTTATCTTGACTGGTACAGAATCAGTTGGCTCTTATGCGATGGCATCCTCTAAGGTGGATGCGTTCAAGGTATCAATTTCTTCTTATCTTGACACTGTAGCTAATCAGTTTAATGAGAAAGCCATTCCTGTTCTGATGAAATATAATGGTTGGGATGCTGAGAAGGCTCCTACCCTGAAGCATCATGGCGTCGAGAAGATGAGTCTCGAACCTCTTGCCGATATTCTCAAGAAAGCAGGCGAGACTGGATTCATTACTCCGGATGAAGGGATCGAAAACTTTATTCGAGAACTTCTTGGAGTTGGTCCCATGGAACACGATGGTGAAGGTTCCGTTATGGAACGGGCGAGGTTACAGGCGGAACTTCAATCAGAGAATTCCGATGAGAATGAAACTGATGAAGAACCACCTTTTAATCTTGTGCCCGAGGTATAAAGGAGGTTAGAAATGGCAACAGAATCTAGCCCCTTTTCTCAGGAACAGGAGATTGAAGAATCCTTGACGGAAGAACTTTTAGCACTTCTTGCATTATCACTTGTGTTTTCAACTGATAAAATTGTCATGTCACAGTTCGAACCGGCTGCTGATTTCAACATTGTGCAGCAAAGGTTTCGCAATAAGATGTCGGAAGTGCTACCTGACTTGAACCAATCCTCAAGGAGTTCTATTGAGATTGCTTTGAATCGGGCTTCCAAGGATTTAGGTCTTACTGACTTGAACATTGATTATTCTAATCCAATCTTTAGAGAGTTTATCAATGATGTGTTCGAGAAACACATTGAATTGGTATCACAAACTAACCGGACAATGTTCAATGAATTGCGCCAGGTTGCTTTCGAGGAGGGTTGGTCTAATCAAGAACTAGCCAGACGTTTCAAAGATTATTTTGGACTGACACCTAACCACCTAAAGACTGTTCTTAATATGGAACGTGCTTTATTGGAAGACGGTGTTAAGAAAAAGGTTCGAGATAATCTTCTTAGGAAACGTATCGACCAGTTGATTGAATGGCGATTGAATCTTATTGCTGTTCAGATGTCAACTGAGATTGTTGAGGGCTCGAAAGATTCCGCCTTTACTTATCTGGTTACGACTGGTCAAGTCAGTATAACCGAATACGAAAAGCGTTGGGTGAGTGTGATTAATGAGGTGACTAGCTCGATTTGTTTGTCTTCACATAATATGAGGGCAGACATTGGGCAGAAATTTGCTAACGGGGTATATCACCCTCCCGCATATCCTCCAATCCACCATTGTCGCAGCGCAATTATTCTTGCGAAGAAGATTCTTTAATATATTAGAGGGACATATGGATAAACCAACGAGTAAAGATAATCTTCTTGATGCTTTCGGACAGTTCCTAGAGAAGCATTTTGGTGGAAGTTCCCAAGAAGATGAAGTCAAGACAGAGAATGTAGCCAAGTCTATTGATACCGAGAAACGTCTATTCACAGCAGTTGTACTTCGCCCAGATGTCCCTGATGCACACGGGGACATATATGATGCGGAAACTGTTGAGAAAGCATGTCACGATTTCTACGCCTTTTGCGGTAAAGCAAACCTTCAGCACCTTATCGAAGTAGAAGATGTTACTTTTGTAGAGAATTGGGTTGCTAAAGAAGATCAGCAACTTGGTGATGGGATGGTTTATAAAGGCGACTGGGTCGCTACTGCGCGTATTAATAATGATGAAATCTGGAAGATGTGCAAAGAGGGTGTTTTCACAGGTTTCTCTGTTGGATGCCTAGCTACTACGGAGAAGATT